CCCCGTCGGCTCCTCCTTCTCCTTGTCCGCGGACACCTCCTCCGTCGTCTGCTGGACGTCCACCCGCCAGTAGTCAATGAACTCCACTTCCTCGTCCAGCCACTCCTCCACCGACACGTCCGCCTTCGATGGCCGCGCCAGCTCCACCCCCCACTCCGCTTCGATCTCCCGCCGCGATCGCTCCCACGAGTGCACCACCTCCAGGTCCTGACCCGCCCGGCCAGACGGCGTGGCATATACCGTGCGTGGATCCAACGCCTGCACCACCAGCGGGAACTCATCCTCCACCGTCTCCGGGTCATAGACGCAGCGCAGGACCCCCTCGCCCAGACACGAGGCGTGCCACTCCGCCAGGTGCAACGCATCCGACACGTGCGCCTGGTGCCACGCCCCGTACAAGTACTTCTCGATCTGGTCTGCCCGGTCCGTCTCTACCGCCTTCACCTCCGACGCCGGCACGCTGATCACCGGCGGCCGCGTCAGCAGCAGCGTCCTGAAACTCTCCACGATGTTCCAGCACACCGGCGCGCTGATCCTACGCTCGTCCGGCTCCGGCGCATCCTGCCACATATCTAGGAGATATAGGCGCTCCATCTCGTCCATCCTGCTATTGCGCTCGCCCCACCTGCTCTTCAGCGCCTCGAACCTGCTGTGCACGAACGTCGTCGTGATGTCCCCTGGCTTCATCTTCTATCCTCTGGCCGGCTGCCTTCTCTTCCCCGGCGTCGGCTCTCTCTTCACCCGCTCCACCAATCCATAGCGCTCGACCAACCAGTTCCTCAGCGCATCGAGCGCGTCGTTGTTCTTATCCTCCGGCTGCTCCGTCACCACGTTGCCCCGGCTGTCCACCTTCCGGCTGTACGCCCCGAACTCTGCCTGTGTCCCCGTGCATCCCGTCCCGATCCGTAGCCTGGCCTTGCCCGTCGCCGGGTCCTTCAGGAACGTCTTCACCCGCACAACCCCGTCGAGTACGTGCCCCGCGTCGAACACCTCGAAGTGGAAGCGCTTCGGATCGCCGTCCTCCTGGCCCACCAGGTTCTCCCACACTTCCTGCGTACTTTCCGCTGCCTGATGTTGCTTCGCCTCGTGTCCCCCCACCGCCCGCGTGACCCGTGGCCACCACTCCCGCTGCCGGCACAATCCCACCACCTCGTAGTGCGTCAGGTGATGCTCCCATATCTCGTCCACCACGTGGACGATGTCAACCCCGCCCGTGCTCACCACCTGCAGCGCCAGCACCGCGTAGTGGCTGGGATAGAAACCCGCATCCACCGCCAACTCCACCGGCAGGTCCGCGTCGTACCCCACCTCCGCCACGTGGACGGGGAACGAGAACTCGGGATAGATGCGCGCCGGGCTGGGCAACACCTGCGCTCCCACCGTGCGAGCAAAGTCATCCGCCGGCAGAATCTTCTCCAGGCGCACGATCTCGGGATCCTCGCGGCCACCCGGGAATATGTCTTTGTTAACCCAGGCGGGGAAACTGAACCGTTCCCCGCCGAACACGTTCGGCCCCTCGAAACTGGTATAGAGATTCGCGTACCAGCCTACGTTGTCGCGCAGTGTTCCACTCAGGAGCACCACCCCGCGCGTCTCTGCCACTCTGCGCGTGGCTGCCAGGTATGCATCGTAGCGGATGCCCCCGGCCTCCACCAGGGCGACGACGTCGTAGGGCAACCCGCGCTGCGTCAGCTCCTCCGGCCCCTCTGCCAGACTGATCGTCTCGATCTCGATCCCGCCCCTGGCCGTCGCTCTCCACTTACCCTGCTGCGGTGTACTCCTGCGCTCCAATCCGCCCAGCATCTGCAGGCCGTTGATAACGTACTCCATCTCGGTCTGGCACTCATCGTACTCTTGCGCCGCCAGCGCCACCCGTCGCACCCACGGCACCCGCGCCACGATCTCGTTACCTGTCCAGCGGCTCTTGCCGGATCTCTCGGCCCCCGCCACCAGGATTACCCGCGCCTGGCTCTGGTGTGCCGGCAACTGCCCCTCGTGTGGCTGGTAGCCCAGGTGCCGGAAGATCGCCTGCTTCTGTCTCCACGTCGGCCATCTCATCAGCGTCCGACCTCAACTCCTCCAACAACCCACGCCATTGCGCCTCCGCCCCCCCCGCACTCTTGACCGCTGTCTCCACGTCCGCTCGATCCAGCACCGCCGTGGCTGCTTTCAACCCACGCCCGCGCTCCGCTCCCCGGATCTTGCTCAGCGCCTCGAGCGCCCGCAACTGCACCGCCCCTTCCGCCACCCTGGCCAGCAAGCGCAGGGAGCGCTCCTCGAACGTACACTCATCGTCCGGCACGTCATCGAGCGAGCGCAACCCCCTGACGATCTCCTGCTCCAGCACCCTGGCCGCCAATGGCGTCGTCCGCCTCAACGTGGCCGCCGCTTCCTCGACCGCCGTCTTCAGCCTGGCCGCATCGTACTCCCGCCGCGCCTGCTCCAGCACTTCACGGAAGGCCTCGTTGTGGTACCAGCCCCGCCCCGGCTTGTAGTACGTGGACCAGCAGCAGATCCGGTCCGGCCCCCGCAGCAGAGCGCGCATCGTGCTGCCATCCGCCAGCGCCCGCACCAATCGCGGAATCGCCTCGCGCTGCCTGGCCGTCAACCTGCTCATCTTCAGGAGGAGATCGTCACTGACTGCCTGCTGCATCTACCTCTTCCGCCGCGTTTTCCTCATCCTACCCAGCGTCACTGCGAGCCGGGCCTGCCGCCCCAACTTCCCACCCTTCTTCGCTGCCGACTTCAACTTCCCCGCCGGGATCGTCTGCCCCGCCTTCACCTTCAGTGCCTTGCGCAGCGCCCCTGGCTTGCCAATCGCCCCGGCGATCCAGTTCTTCTTGCCCTTCTTCCTGCTCTTCTTCTTAGCCACCGGTCCACCTCTTGAACTCTTCGTATGCGATTGCCGCCACGACGATGATCACCACCAGGATGACCACCATCGCCCCTGCTACCGCCTCACTCGATGGGGGCATGGCTCCACACCTCCCACGCCACTACCGCCATCAGCCCACCCAGCACGGCCAGCACCACCAGCACCACGTCGCCGGCACTCATTCCACCCTCGCTTGCAGCAACCGCAGCCCCGTCACGATCCTGGCCACCTTGCCCCGCGAACCGTTCCACGTCGCGTTCCAGTACCGCTCCACCAGGCCCACCCGCTCCCCGGTCCACGGATCCGCAATCGCCAGGTCGTCCGGCCCCAGCCACTCCAGGAGAATGACGTAGTGCTCGTCCACGTCGCGGTCCTTCGGATCGAAATCCACTTGCGCCACCACCGGCCCCCGCAGCAGCATCACCGCCCGCATCTCCGCCACGTCCGCCGAGTGGTACGTCCAATCCCTGCGCCCGTAATACTTCAGCGCCGGGCATACCTCCGGCACGAACTCCCACCGCAACTGATTGCGCGGCCCCCCCCCCGCCTTCGCAGAGAAACCGCCGCGCTGTGTCAGTAGCCTATTCAACTCTCCCGGCGTAATCGCCATCCCGTGTGCCGTCATCAGCATCGCCGCACAGGTGACCGCACACCCTGCCCCGCCCATCGTCCCCCCGCCGGCGTCCGGACCGAGCGCATCCTTCGCCCACTCCGGGTCACGCTGCGAGTACAAAGGGAATGGCCCCATCCCGACCAGCTCCTCCAGCCGGTCGGCCACCTGCCGTATCTGCCCCACTGCCCACCTGATATCGTCATCCATCACACCGGTCACAGTCCACCTCCAACGCAAAACGGCGGCCCGGGAAACTTCCCTCGCCGCCGTTCGTACTGGCCCCCTGTTCGGTTTCCCCCATCATACCAGGAATCCCCCCGCCTGTCAACCCGACCAGTCAAGCCCGAACTCGCCCATCTTCGCCTTGATCCTGTCCCACACGCCCAGGACCTCCTCCTCGTCCTCCCGGTACGGCGAGGGCAGATCAACCGCTCGCGCCAACAACTTCCACGCCAGGTGAGTACACGGATCCACCTTCGCGGCCTCCGGCACGTCCCACCAGGTCGGCTCGTAGATCGCTTCTGCCAGCGCCCGGCACACCTCCAGGTTCAAGTTCATGAACGCCGTACTCAGCACCACCGCAGCGTTGAAAAGACGCGCCTTAGTATCCTCGATGCTCCTGGCCTTCTCGTCCTTGCGCGCTTCCTTCTGGCCCTGCATCTCCTTCACACAATGCTCGTAGCCCCCGACCTCCCCGCAGCAGGTCTCTACCTCGTTCCGTCCGTACCGCAATCGCAGTAGCGTGCACGGCTTCCCATCGTCTGCCGTCTGGCACCTGTCGCTCAGCAGGTCCCGGTCGTTCCAATCGAACGTGTGGGGCTTCTCATCCTCTCGCACCAGCGGGATACCCCGCTTCTCACTCTCGGCCGCGACGACCTGCGCCTGCCACACCTTCCGGCGCTTCTTCCAGCACTTCGGCTCCGAGCACCGCACCTCCCCGCTCCCGATCCGCAGGTGCTTCTCGCAGCCCTGGCAACTGATCGCCGACCCATCACCCTCGACGTCCAATACAGCCGGTACCCACTCCATCGGCCAGGGCGCTTTCTCCCATCCTCCCGTCAGCGGCTCCGACGCATCCCGCTTCGCATTCTCGATGTCATACTCCGTGGCCGGCCGCTCGCTGTTCGCCAACTCCTTCGCCCGCTTGGGGCTCAACTCCGCCACCGTCACCAGCGAGCGCGCCGCCCGCTCCGACAGGTCCCCGCCGCTCACCTTCGCCTGGATCTCCTCCGGCAAGCGCAGCAGCCGCAGCTTATTCGACACCGTCGCCGCGTCCTTGTACCCTAGCATCTCAGCCACCCGCGCCTGCGTCCACCCGAACTCCTTCACCAGCCGCTGGATCGCCTGCGCTTCCTCGATCGCCGTCACGTCCTTGCGCCGCACGTTCTCCATCAGCGCCCAGGAGGCCATCTGCTCGTCGGTCAGTCCCCCCACCAGCTCGACCGGCACTTCCTCGATCCCCGCCGCACTGGCCGCCTCCAGCCGGTGATGACCCCACGCCAATTGTATCAGCGCGCTCCCGTCGTCCAGGTCCATGCAGATATTCTCCAGGTGGGTCTCCTCGCTGATCACCGTCAGCCCGTCTGCCCCCAGCGCCTCATCGAAGCTCACTGCCCGGCCCACCAGCACACCCCGGAACCCGTTCTCCCGCATCGCCGTGGTCAGCTCCCCCACCAGGTCAGCATCCAACTGCCGCACCTGCCACGGGTTGGCCACCACCTTGCACACCGGCACCTCCACGATCACACTCGTACCGCTCACGTCAACCCCCTGTCCGCGGACACCAACCACGCCCGCGCCTGATTCCACTCCGGGTCCTGCTCACGCCACAGGGCCACTCCCGCCCCCAACACCAGACCTACCACGACGATGGTGCACACCGCCGCCAGGTCAACGTTCACGATCAGCATCGCCGCGATCGTGAACCGCACCGCCCACCGGGTCAATCGCTCGACCATCACCAGTCCGTCGCCCATCGCTTGTATCTCTCCCGGTCACGCCTTGACCCGTCCCCCTTCACCGCCGGCGCACTCTGCCCCCGGCGCATCTGCTGAACCACCAGCCCGATCCCCCGTTCCGGCAACCAGTTCCGCCCGTGCGACGGGGAACCCAGCCACTGCTCCCACGCCTCCAGGTATTCCACCGTCGCCCAGGCCAGCCCGGCCATCTCCGAGCGCGTCGGCTCCAGCACACCCATCCGTTCCAGGACCACCAGGCGTGCCTCGTCCAAGGCTGATGGTTCGGGCGTGGTTCCCCCCACTCCCCCCTCCAATACTTTTTTTGTTTTTGATTCTTCATTATCAGGATCAAAAACAAAATCATGTAATGTCCCGCCAGTCTCATTTTTGAGACCGGAATCCGTGCACGATCCTGTAGGATCAGACACAGAGAGTTGCATTGCGCCACGAGACCGGCGCAGGTCGAACACGAATCCA